CAGACGCATCAAAGCTTTCGTAAACCGTGGCGTTTGGCTCATCCTTGTACCTGATCTCCGCGGTATTGACGACGCTGTAATCAGCCGTTGACTGGTTGCGCCACGGCACTAGGACAATGCGCTCACGTCGTTCTGCCGCTGCGACATAAGTGCGGCTATAACTGCCACCCAAAATCACCGTTTTGTCAAACGATGCCACAGGCGTCACGGCGCCAACTACAAAAGCCCCGTTAGCATCAATCGGCAGCGCTGGTGCTAGCGCGTATTTCCCGTCAATCGTCGTGAATCGCAGCAGGAAGAAGGGCGCAATAGCCTGCAAATACTCGCGCACGTTTGACAAGCTGGCAATTACACCATTGAATGTCAGCCCGTTTGCAGCTGTAAAAATGGCAGCCTTGCGAAACGATTCAATGTCAATGGACGCTGGCGACGCCTTGCCACATTGCGTTAACAGGTAATAAGCAAGGTCAGCAAAGTTATCACTGCTGCCTGTAGCACCAGTTAGCACGTTGTAAACCTGAATGCCGTTGCGCACAAAGCACCGCACCTGATCCGAATAGGTGTCCGGCGACTTGGCACCCTGCGGCGCGCCTAACCCTGTGTAAGTGACAGTCCCCGTGACAACTGTTCCTGCAGGATATGGTTTGCCAGCCCCTCCGTTGTAGGACGTCAGCTCAAACCGCGCGTCAACCGGATTCTGATATGAATAGCTTTTTGTGATTGTGTTTGGGTAAGACGCCCCATTTGCTTCAACTAGCGCGTTATTGGCGTAAAACGCCCAGCCAAATACCTGACTGATGTTTGAAGACTTAACGGAGGTTACCTTGATTGAAAATTGTGTGACTTGGGTTTTAGCGACTGAATAGCTTGTAATGAACTCACCACTAAACTCTTCGCCTGTCACGGTGTTAGGGACAGACACGCCGCCTTCTTTTGGGTAACCGCCTTTTACTGCTAAACAGCTCAACCCTTCAAACGTACCGCCAGAGCCGGGATACAAAGGAAAACCTCTTGTCTCGTCGGTGACCGTGCTAGTCGATAAAAACGTTGTGTCAATTTGGCCAAACAGCGTTGCCCCAGCCGGATACGGCCTTCCTTCGCCAGCGTTGTAGGAAATGATCTCAAGGCGAACGTCTGTTGGCGCAGCAAACGTCTTGCTGATATTGATACGGTTTGCGGCGGTTGAAGTATTGCCCGTGTCTAAAACCCCGTTGACATAAAGACGGTGGCTAACCATGTGAGTCACATGACCAACCTCTACCCTGATGTTTTGAGCATTAAAGCTCAATACGCCGCTTTTGTTGACGGTATAACCCGTTGAAATCGGATAACTGAGAATGTCAGACTGGCCCTTTGATACAGTCTGCGACGATTGCCAGTCGTAGCCATCAGTAATATCTGGCATTCCGCCATAACGAAACAGGCTCGCCCCGCCGGTTAACCCCGTGACGACTGTCGCGCCCTTGTAGACGTCACTCGTTGCAATATCGCCAATGCGCCCATCGCTAACAACTAGGCCAACATATGAAGTAACTCCAGATACCTCGTTGTATTTTGCGCCGATACGCGCCGCAGGTGGCGTCACCCATGCTCCACCCGCCCCAGCTGCGTGCTTACAAAAAACAACCTGAATTGGCGTACCAATCGTGACGACACGTTGGCTAGACGTCAGATCAGCGTCACCAGCTTCAACAGCACCCCACGCATCCTGCTGCAGCGCGCTAACAAACGGGGATGAAGCTGATACAGAAGAAGCAGAAGGCATGGCTAAATCTTTGGCGGTCGGCCAACCAACGCTGCCGTATAGAGCCTAGCCGGCATCTGTCCTTCTACTGCGTCCAACCGACTGCCAACATCAATCTGCGCAGACGTCGCATTGATTGACCCACCGATCACTTCCCCATAGAACGAAGTCGTCTTCACCCCGGCCGCCGGATCAATCACATCCAGGCTGCCATCATATTTGTATTCTTCAATCAGCACCTGATACCTACCGTCAATCCCCTGATCTAACAGCTGCATTGCTTCGCTACCAAGTGGCAGAGACATTGCGACAGAAACAAACTCGCCGCCTGTTGCGTCTACCAAGCTAGACAGCCCTACTGGGTAAAAGACGTAGCCATTAACCGTGCGATCAATCCATGCGTTTTGCCACGAATAGAGTCGTGTTCCATCCGCAGCACTGACGGCAACAAACTGCGCAACACCAAAGCTACTCATCTAGCCACCCCAATAGAACGCCGTACGGATGGGTTGTTCTGTAGCAACGCCAGCGTCTGCTGTACAGCCGACTGAGTAGAAGCCATCAAATCACCTTGCGTTACGTAGTTTGTACCGTCCATCTGTGTGACAGGCCCTGTGGTGATGTTGACTTGCGGTGAACTTAATACAGCGCTGCCACGCTTGCCAGCGGCAAAATTAGCCATGGCTGATGCCATGCGAGAACGAGGGATTACATACTCCGGTTCACCGCCTTCGCCCACCATCGCCAAGGTCGGACGGTTGACATAACCACCAGAAGCGAAACCAGGGATGCCACCTGTCACCTTGCTCCACTCATCTCGTGCGCTACTACGCTTTTCTTGAGCTTTGATTTGGTTATAGCGCTCGGCCATTTTCAAGAACTCGGCCATAAGTTCGTTGTACTTCCGCTGAGAAGCTGCAGCAGTAAGAGTCCTCTCATTCAATCCCTTCATAGCTTCATACCAAGCGTTAGCGAACTCACTGTTTTTGCCTGCTTCGCCAAACTGAGCCAATGCAGGAGCAACGCCTTGCGCACCCTGAGCAGCGCGAACCAAAGCACCAGCAGCGCGCTCAGCAGCATCGGCACCAGAACTCATGTTGCTTGCAAACTGCCCGGCAGCAGAGGCAGCAGCTTGCGTATTCTTAGCCACAACATTCTGTTGATAAGCGGCATCAGCGGCAGCGACCTTGCCTCTGTATGTTGCCTCTGCTGCACGGTTCTGTTCTGCAGCGACTTGCGTCGCAACACGCAACTGCTGCTCTGCAAGGCCAACAGCTTGGCGCTGTGCGTTTAGCGCTTCAAAGTGCGCAGCTGTGACAGACTTTTGTGCAATCGCAAGCTGTACAACGGCGTAAACCTCACGCTCTTTCATGCGCGCTGCTTCAACCGCAATGCGCGCTTTTTCAAGCTCAGCCGCAATCGTTGCGCGCGTAGACACCAGCTCTAATTGGGCTTGACGCACCGTTAGCTGGTACACAGCTTGCGCTGCCCGTACGCGCTGGTCTTGCGTTTGTGCTGCTGCTAGCTGCCGCTCTGCCTGCTGTAGCAAGACGTCGTTTACGGCCATCTCGGCCTGCAAACGCGCTTGCGTCAGGGACAACGCCTGATCTACAGAAGTAGTCTGCGCCTGCGAAAACTTATCAATCTCGGCAGTTGACTCTTTAATAGCCTCAGTGATTCCCTTTTGCGCCTTTTCCAAGTCTTTGGCGCTCTGCTCCTGCTTCTGCATACCCTTTGCCAAAGCAGCCTGAGCTTTTAACTCCGTTTCAACCTGCGCTTTACGGTCTTGGAAGGCTTTTTCCGATTCGCCTTGCATCCGCTGGATTTCGTTGGCGGTATCGCTAACGCCTTTTGACAACAGGGCATAAGCACCCGCTGCCGCCGCGGCACCAGCCGCCACCAGCACAAGGCCTTTCCCGGTCAAACCAACCAAGAAGGCTTTAGCCGCTGCCAATGCCACCGTGACCTTTTGCCACGCCTGATAAGCAGCAACGACAAGCCAGACCGACCCAACGATTTTCCCGATCTCAAGGCCAACCATGACAATGTTCTTAATGGCGTCAGCGTTCTTCTGCGCCCAAGCAGATGCACCCTTCAGGCTTTCACCCATAAAGAAGACAGCCTGACTAATGCCCTCAATCGCAGTCAGGTAAGCCGGGGCCAGTGTCTGCCCGATTTGTACCTGCAGCTCTTCCCACCGCTGCTTGACCTGGGCGATCGTGGCCTGCTGATTGGTAAACGTGCCACCAAGCTCGTCTGCACGAGTCGCCGCACCGGCTAGAGCGTTCTGGATCTCGGTAAGGCCAATCTTGCCGTCTGAAGCCAGCTGACGAATAGCCCCAGCGCCAACGTCCATCCCATCCGCAATGGCCTGCGCCAACTGCGGCATTCGCTCAAGGATCAGCTTCAGCTCATCGCCCTGAAGCTTGCCGCTACCCATGGCCTGCGAAAGCTGCAGGAATGCCCCGGCGGCGTCCTCAGTGCTCACCCGTGCTTCACGGGCGATCACGTTGAAACCGGTGTAAATCTCATTGACCTCGCCAAGGCTGAGGCCAAGACCTTTCAATCGGCCGTAGATATCGCCAAGCGCGTTAGCCGCTTCGGTCTGAGTCGTGCCAAAACGCTTAGACGCGATCTCAGCCGCGCCCATTGCCAGCTCATACTCATGAGCCGAATCAGTCAGTGACTGGAGCCTATTCTCTGCCGCCTCTCGCGCAAAGGCAGCATCCAAGCTGCTTTTGAACAGGGCAACAGCGCCAACGGTGACGCCGAGCTGAGCTGCAAAGGCGGCAAACCTGCCGACAACACCATTTAAGGAATTGCCAAGCGCCTGAGCCGCATCGCCAGCACCCTTAGCGCTACTCCCAAAATTACGGATATTGTTCGCCGCACGATCAAGGCTGCCTTGCGCTTTAGCCGCCGCCTGATCAACGTTCTTAAAACTGTTGGCGAGCTGATCAACTTGGCTACCGCCTAAAGCCTTGGCGACAATATCAACTGAGTATTGCGCCAAGGCTCATACGGCACCGTAAACCGAGTCTATCAGCGCCGTGCTGCTCTCTTTCTTGCCTCCTCAGCACGCTCGGCCTGCTCTTCTAGATACAGACTCCACAAGGTCAGCTCTTCTGGCGTCATCCGCTGCTGTAGCTCACCAAGCGTCATGTGCAGTTTTTCCGCCATGTAGAGCTGAAAGGTCAGCCAGCTGTCTTCCGCGACGGCTTTTCGGAGGGCTTGGGGTCAAACTCTTCGTCCTCCTCAGCTTCATCCTTCTGCTGGGCGTCAAGCATGGCCAGCAGCATCTCGTCCACGATCTTGGCCGGGATGGAATTGCGCAGCTCAGCCAGCTCCGCAGGTACAAACAACGGCTGACCGCTCTCATCGCGGGCAACCATCACCAGCAGCTGCAGAGCAAACGCGGTGGCGTCGTCACTGCCGGCCAGCTTCTGCGCCTTGGCACGCTGCGCCAAGGTCAGTGGGCTCATCCACCACTCAAATTCCGATCCATCGGGCAGCGTGACGGCTTTCCGCTGCGGCGCCATGCTGACGGCCGACTTCAGGCGGTCTAAGGCCCTCATACGTTCAAGTAGTGACTCGATCTAATGATACGGGAGCAGGCCAGGGCGACACAATGCCGCCCACGCTGCCCGGCCAGGAGTCACCGCTGGCGGCCAAAGCCTACCGAACATGAAAAAACCCCGCCGGAGCGGGGCTGTCATCTTCTAGCTAAAGGCTAGAGCTTCACACCGAACAGAACGTCGGGAGTGCCGAGCAGTGAGAAACTAATCTCACACTCGACCGCATCTTCGACAGAAACGCCAGTGCTGAAGCCTTGCAGGGACACGTTCGCCTCGATGTAATTCGAGGTGGTGTCATCCACGCCGCCACCAGCGGCAACGCCAGCCTCAAGGTAGAGCTTCACCTTGGCGGTGGAGTTCTTGTAGAGGCTGTTGGCCAGCAGACGGTTGGCCTGACTGGTGCCCTTAGTCATCAGCACGGTCATGCTGCCTTCACCGGAAGCAAAACCGCCAAGGCTGGACTTAAAGCCGGCGTACTTGCTAGCGCCGCCAACTTTGCAGGGCAGGGTGGTCACGTCGATGCTTTCGCGTGACAGCTCAAGGCTCCATTCCTTCACGCCGCACAATGCGTCGCTCAGGTTGTAAGCCATGTTGACGTGGCCAGCACTGTCGCCAGTTCCAGTACCGCCATCACCGTTCAGAGTGACAGCAGTGCCGCCTTTGGTAGCCGAGACTTCCATTTTGCCGGCCGCCACTTTCGTGACGTAATAGACAGTGCCAGCAGTCAGCGCTGTATCCAGCGTGGCGCCAGCCTCAGCCTTGAACACAACCGGATCGCCAACGCGAAAATCCTGATCAGCGCCGACGTCAATGTCAGTGCCAGCAGGGAAATCGGTGTTGTCTTTGAGGCACACAGTGGTGCCTGCGGGAGAAATCATGACCAGGCCATCGGATCCAGTTAAGGCCGTGGCCGACGTAGAGCAAGTGACAGGCATTTGCCTAATACATAAGGACAATGGGGGCGTCCTTTGACCAGCGGGGGCCTGGCCATATGCAGCTTAGGCAGCCTGTCGAAGGCCATAGGGGTCAACCCCCCTTACGCAGCAGCGCCTGCAAACGCTGCTGTAACCACATGACAGGCGTGCGGCTCATTCGTTGGCGTATTCACCCGACGCGGCCCTTCAAGGTTGCGGCAGCGGACGCGGTTACCCGTGGCAGCGTTCCACTTCGCTGTATCAGACCACGCCCTGAGTACAGCCGCGGCGTAGTTCTCTCCCGCGCTAGAGCCTTGCCCAGCAGGCGTATAGATGTTGCACTGCACGGTGCCGCGAATGTCTTCGCCGTCGCAACAGCCGATTAGGTCCTGCTTGACGTCGGTAAAGCTGATGCTGATCTGCGCCCAAGTCGAGTCAGCTGATGGGCGCGACTCGCCCACGTTGTCAAAGAAGACGTCTGTGGCCGTCATGCCACCGCCGGTCAGAGCGTCGAGCGTGCTTTTTTCAAGCGTGCCGCGGATGCTTTGGAAAGTCATTGGTTCGCTGCCTTGACGCTGGCATCAATGATCTTGGGAACACGGCTATTGATGAAGTCCGTGAACCACGTCGTGGGTTGGCTCACCACCTTGCCCTGAACGCAGACAACCTCGGAGTAGGGCAGGTTGTTGGAAAGCGCGTATTGCCGCCGCCAATCAACCTTGAGGCTGGTGGCGTCGGTATTTGGTGCGTCTGCCCCTTCAGGCGCCACGTCGCGTGATGGCTGACCTTCCGCAGCGAACCAACTGGACCTCAAGCGGCCGGTTTGGTAAGGCGACACTTTCTTGCTACCAAGCTCTGACTGCATGGTGATGATCGTGCTAGCGACCACCTTGTTCAAAAACTTGTCCAGATCATCAGGCATCTGGCTCGGACGCTTGGCCATCGTTAGCTCCTAAACGTGGACGCCCACGCAATAATCTGCCCGTCGGCGCTGAACTCTGGGCTAACCGCCGTGCAGTGCCACGTCTTCCCGCCATACGTAATGGTGTCAGAAGTCTTCGGCTCTACTGGGACGCTCGTGGCCGCGATCCAGACCTTGAGTTCGGTTGTCTCCTGACCACCCTCGCCGCTATTGCGCGTGATCTGCTCCACGCCAGCGGTGATGTTGTACGTCGTCTCTGCCGCCGTCACGGTGCCGGTAGCCGGGTCATACGCCGGACGGCCCGCCTTGGCGTGATACGCCACCGGGCTGCCAAACATGCTGGCAGCGGTCAGATCCTTGGCCAGGTCGGCAAAAAGCTGAGTGAACTGCATCAGTAGAACCTGCCGTTATAAGTCGTGACGCACTCACGGTGCAGCACCCTGCCACCACCGGCCGATGTCTTCATCAGACACGGGCCCAGCACATCTACAAGCCAAGGGAAACGCTGTAACACGAGTGGCGCAGTTGCACTGACCTTCGTATTGGTCGCCCCATCGGCATAGGTCACCGACATGCTGCCCAGACTGGCACTCTTAATCTGCTGAGAGCTACCGCCGCCAATGATCGCGCTCTGATTCTTGTGCAGCTGCAACGCCAACTCAGCAGTCGCCTGGATCATCTGAGGCGGCAGCGTGACGCAAGTCACTGCAGCACAGCAACCACTGCCATCAATCTTCCGCGGCCACTGAAAGGGCTGTGAAGCGTCGCAACGCTCGCCTTGGTAACAAAGACCTTCCAGCAGACGGGTAGCCTCCTGCAGCGCAATCGTCTTTTGGCCGACCGGTAGCGCCATCCACTCCGCATGGTTGAAGCTGTGGATGAAATAATCGTCTGCGTCTGCGTCGCTGAGGTAGGCGCGAGTTGTAGGAAGTGCCATCAGAGCGGAACGGCGATAACGGAGTAACCCTGACGAATTAGGCGGCGCTTTAGGTCACGCGCTTGGTCCGGGTCGCAATCAATGATGGGCACGAAAGAATGCGGCCGCATTGAGGGTGGCAACTTGTCGCTGGGCTCTAGGTAAAGCCGGACAACACCCACCACCTTGGCCCACGCAGGGTGACCTCAGTCTAGGTGCATAAAAAAAGGGCCCCGTAGGGCCCCGTAGTCGATCGCTCTAGCGAGATCAGCCGAAGGGAGTGCTCACCACCAGCTTCACAGCGTCAACCATTTCGTTGCGGCTGTAAGCGCGGGTCCAAGAACCAGCGGTCTGCAGGGTGGTGTTGTCGGGGTTATCAGCACCGCCGTAGCTAGTGCCCATCAGGTGCATACCGTAGTGATAATCCACGGACATAACATCCTGCTTGCTGAGGATATTTCTATCTGCCTCAATCCGCAGGCCCTGCTGCTCACCTTCTGCGAGGCTTCCGCCACCTAGGAGATAGCAGGTGTATTTGTCCGGGTTGGCACCATTGACGTCACGAGGCAGTAGCGAATCGACCACAATTCGTGCGCCCATGAAGTAAGCCACGTCGGTGCTGGTCAGGCCCACGCCGCCGCCGCCCCATGTAATCGAACCACCGCTGCTAAGAGCAGAAGTCGAGAACGTCAGGGCTCCAATCTGCTGGAGATAGAAGTACACGTTAGGGTGTACGGCCAGAGTGGTCAGATCGTCAGCACGCTCGCCCAGCTTGGCTTTTGCCTCGATGAACGATGCAGCAGACAGGAACTGAGATTCGGTAGCAGCGCCGGTAGCAGCGCCCACTTTGTCCACCACGTTGCCCGTCAGAGCAGCGCCGAAGATGCCTTCCAGCTGGGCAACCAGAGTGCGGGTGCGCAGCTTGTTAATGGCACGAGCAAGCTGGTTGCGGATCGCACCCATAGGATCAGCGCCAGAGCCGAGACGGCTCAGATCATCCACGGCGTAGCTAAAGCCACGGTGGAGGATCGGCATCACCTGCTGGGCAGCAGTGATTTTCTGCGGAGTCAGATAACCAGCGCCGCTAGTGCCCCAAGTGCTGTTGCTCTCAATCCGCTCTTCAGTCGGATCAATAGGACGGAAGAAAGGCACTTGGACCTTCACGCCGCCAGCCTTGGCATCAAGAGCAGAGTTGCGCACAAGCACACCCGACTGGATGAACTTGCACTGTTCGTAGATTGCTTCCTGGATATAACCCAGGAATTCAGGACGGGTAACGATGTCTCCGAGGAATGTACCCCCGGAATAATTCTGATACGGAGCAGCCATTGCTCAAAAATGATGGGGTTTACCGTGGATCACCCGCGCGCAGCTTCAGCCTTCAAAGCCTTGGCCAGTTCAGGGTTAGTGACCTCTAGCTGCAGGGCTTCCGTAAGGTTGCCGCTGCGGTAGGGGTTGCTCATCCCTGGTGCAACAGCGCTAACCGGTGCTGCACCCATTCCGCGTGCGCCACTGGCGCCGAAATGGTGCTGCCAATCAGGAGACTGACGAAGGTTGGCGAGGTAATCGCCCAGCGGTTGCTCAACGCCCCCGGAAAGCACAGCTGGGTTACCCTCATCGTCCATTCGTAGCTGCGGCTGCAACAGCGCGTATAGCTGCTGAGCGTTTACAGCATTCGCCTGGCTGATGGCATTGGTAGCAGCGGCCTTTAAGCGCTCCTGCTCGGCGGTCTGCTGAACACTGTTCAGCTGCGCCTTGAGTTCGACAATCTGGGCATCACGCTCGGCGACAGTGCGCTTCGCCTGATCCCAGAGGTCGCGGAACTGGCCTTGGTCCTCTAAGGACTTCTGCGCAACGTTCTGTTGAATGGTCTTCAGCTGCTCCAACTCATCTCTGAGCTGCTGCATCTGTTGCTTTGCCTCAGCAGCCTGTTTTTCAGCGTTCTTGCGATGCTGTTTTTCTAGGTTGATCTTTACCCTAAGGGCCTCAGCGTCGGCAGTGCCTTGCTGTTGGTCTTCAGGGCGCTCAGGCCGATTCAGTAGAGCGGGGTCGATGGCCACGGGCACATCAGTGGAGGGCACGGCCACTCCAAGCTCGTCTGACATTCAACAGAACATGGGTTACGAATAAATCTTACCCGTACGTATCAGTAGTGTTGTTCACTTGTGAGCTTCGTGCCGCTCCAGACGGTTGCGCAATACCTGGATCTCGCGCTCCATCGCTTCGGTCCTGTATTTCGCTTCGACGCTTTCGGGTGCGGGGATGATCTTGCCGTCTGGTGTCAGCAACAGCCGAGCGTCTTCCTCAAGCCGGTCGATGCGGCCATCAAGCTGCACACCAACTCCGATGATGTAAGCCAACAGGCCGCCCACCGCTGTGGCGACAGCCGCGGCGATCGCTGCGTGCTCCTGAGCAATCAGCGGATCACTCCCGGTTCGGCGGGTTGCTCTGGAGGCTGATGAGCGTCGCCGTGAGCGCCATGAGTGTTTGGATCGCTCGGTCATCATGCGACTCGCAATCTTTGCTGCTGGCGTGTTTGAGTCCGAGAAAGCCAGCTGCGGTGCAGCTGACGGACCAGAACACGGCAAGGGTGGCGACCGTAGCCACCACCCCAACCAATGTTCGCGTTAGCCAGCGTGGTGTCATCCCTGCCTTTCCCGCTGCTCAAGGATCTGCAAGTGTTCCTTGAGCAGGTTGAGGTAGGTCTGACAACCGCAACCGAGCGTCTCGATTAGACGGCGGCACTCAGCTGCGGTCTTCGGTAACGGAAGCCGCTCAGGCACCTTTTGCGTTGATGGCAGCGGTGACAAACTCCTTCCAGAGCTGCAGGTCGTCTGAGAAGTCGATCGCGCTGGCGTCGATCTGCATCATCTTGGCGATCTCCTTCATTTCATCGACGGTCTTGCCATCGAACTGCTCGATGCCAGACAGGTCCACCTGAGGCTTCATGTCAGCGGTGCCCTGACCAGCGGGAACCACCGGAGCTGCAGGCTCAGGAGCAGGAGCCTTGCCCAACTGACCCAACAGGTCTTCCAGGATGATGCGCAGCTCGCCACGGGTGATGGGCGCCACGTCATTGCCTGTTGCTGCCAGCGGGTGGAGCTTGACGTATTCAGCTTCAGCTTTCTGAAGCTCCTGTTCAGCAGCAGACTTGGATGCAGGGGTTTTGGCCATGGTTAAATGTACCGAACTTGGAAAGAATACGGCCCGTTCAGAGCCGTAGTTGTGTGCTGTTCTGCTGTCTTCACGCCCACATGCGTGACTGCATTGGTGGTCGTGGTCTGCCAGGAAGCCGTCATAAGCATGGGCGTGCTGT